GCCATTATCCCAAACCCACTCTTTACCTTCCATAATACCTTGAACGAAAGCACCTGGTGCGGATGGATCCGCTACAATATCAGCCGCTGTGGCCAGATAATAGTCATCTTGCACGACGTTGACACCGTTCTCGTTTTTGAGAGAGCCCATGCCACGACATGACACACCAAGAATTGCACCGCCTTCCATAAGAGACTTGGCGATTTTACCCATTGGTGTTTCAAGAATTTTTGCTTTACCAATCCAAACATTACCTTCTTGTTTGAGATTAGTGATAAGATGTGATACGCGATCTAGATTAATCGTTGGTGAATCAGGATGACCCAATTCGCCGAATGCGCGATTCTTTTGAACATAGTCTTCATCATAACGCTTCACTTCTTTCGAAAGAGTTTCTACTGGATAGATGCGACCGTTACGATTCTTTTTTTCAGCAACAAGAAATGGACCTTGAATGAAGAGACTTTTCACACCGTTCTTTTCTTCGGTGATCATCTTCACTGCTTCAACTGTTTCTGTGATTAATTTCATTTTTATAGCCCCAATGATGTGCGTTTTCTTAATGAACGCTTTCTTTTAATTAATGCTCTTGCGAGTTTTGCTCTGCGTTTAATTTTTGCGCGACGAGCACCAATTTTTCTCTTAATTCTTTCGCTAGATGACATGCGAATCATCTTGCCACCACGAATTGTATAACCCTTAACGCCAGATACAATTTTGCGTCGTTGAACTTTGCCACCACGAACTCTTAAACGAATAAGTTTTTTACGTCCAATTTTTTGAACGTTGGCTTCTGCGATAATTTCTCTTACGATGTCAGAAACTAAACTCATTGTTCGTCTCCGATTGTAAATTTAACTCTGCTCAATGCAAAGTGTGCTGCCTTTTCAAAACTTTTTGGAGTTGTAAGCATGTCAGCAAACTTCTTTTTATTTTCGTCATTTAATGCATCGTGAACCATATGAATGGCTTTTGCTGCACCATGACTGACTTTCATTTTAGATCCATCAGCAAACTTCATATGTTTTGCTGTAGACTTTGGATTTTCTTGTGAAGCATATGCTGCGACTTGTTCAAGACTTTCCATTAAATTGTCAACTTCAACTTCTTCTGCTGTTACGTTTGGTAATGTATCTGTAACACCAGAAGATTTAAATGGAACTGTGAAAACTAATCCAAGTTTGTCATTGCTATAAAGAGCAACTCGACGACCATCTGGGAAAATACGAACGCCAGTTCTACGCAACACCATCATTTGTGGCGGATAAAATGATTCATCAATTGACATTGTTTCTTGTTCTGTGTCAAGAATCTCATAATGATTGTTCAATTGTTTTGAAATATTTTGAGCTGCTTTAATACGATTTAAAGTTGCTCTAAATTGATTCATTGGAATCTTATCTGATAAGAATTCTGATGGAACAATAGAACTCAACTTCATATAATGTTTACGAGCACTTGGGCTAATTCGATTTAAAACTTGATTTTGTTGCAAGTTTGGATTTTGTGAAGACAATTGCGTATAAAGTTTGTGACCTGTTGCTGCAGCTGATGCATTAAGATCTTTCAACCCTAATGCAGACTTTGCTGCCATAACTCTTGACCTAACGCTTCCGTCAGATTTTTGAGTTGCAGAAACCTTATTCTTCTGTGCTGTCGACGGCTGCATCGCTGCTTCCGTCAACTTCTGTTTCAGATCCTTCAATTTCATTCGTTACTTCTTCTTGTCCGAGTAAATTGGATGCAACTTCAACTTTTTTTACTTCAAGTGCGTCAGTTACTTTGGATGCAATTGCGCTATTGAAAGCATTTACAAATCCTTCTTTATTGCCAGCAATTGCTGCTGTCACTGCGTCTAATGAATACCCATCATTGCTCATAATTTTCTCCAATTATTATTTAGTAATTTGTGCGTTAAATACAGAATTAATATCATTTGCTTGGGCTTGTGCAACTTCTTGACCTTGAGTCATTGGAGTTGGTTGTGCATTTTCGCTTGCTTCAATACCCGCTTGCTCATCTGACAATTCTTTATCCATACGCTCAATACCTTCTTCATCGAAATGAAGAACATGCTTCTTGACCCACGCTTTCGAGAAATAAACTCCAACGTATGGATCAATTTGTTGCATAAGTTGCAATCGAGAAGCCATCAATTCTGCTTCTTTAAGTTCCATAAAGTTATTATCTTTAAGGAAGTCATAGTGAATCTTTTCTTTTAATTCTTGCCATTCATCAACAGAACAGATTCCCTTGAGAGCAAGTTGACGTTGCATAAGTTCATCGAATAGTACTGAAAACTTCGCTCTCAATCTATCAATAAACTTACTGAATTTTAATTCATCGCGTGTGATTTCTGTTGAACGACCGAGTGTGAATCCTGTTTGTGATTCAAGACGAGAAACTGGAACATTCAATGCTTTGTACAGTTTCTTTTCAAAATAATTTACATCAGACAACTCACCAAGATTTTGTCCTGCTGGCAACGTTGTAATTTCCGTTGACTTGCCTTCGCCGCGACGCGGAATCCAAAAGTCTTCCATCATTGACATAAACTTACGATCATCTTTGATTTCGCCTGTGGCAGAATCATAAACAACCTTGTTTCTAAACTTGGTCATAATGTCACGAAGATATTGTTCTGATTTAACTTTTGGCATGTTACCAACGTCAATATAGAACACACGACGTTCTGGTGCACGTGACAAACGATAGATCACAACAGCATCCTCAACCATTCGGAGCTGGTTGAGGGGCTTTATCGCTTTGTGAAGGTACGATAATACGAGTGATCTTTTTGGATCCATCAATCCAGAATTGACATTTACAATTGCATCAGTTGCAATTTTTAATCCTGAATCAGTTGGTGATGTGATCAATGTTTGACCCTGATTCATCGCTTTTTCATTGTAGACGTAAAACTCTTGAACGCCAGCAGTTACTTCAACTCCTGTGCGTGGATCTTTTTTACGAATAATACTACGAACTTTGCGAATCTTACGTGGGTCAAGATAGAGAATTTCTTGAATGCCAAGTTTTGGTTGCTTTTCGTCAATCAATACTTGATAGAATAAACGACCATCAATGTACCAATTACGGAAAATATCTGATCCAGAGTTTGAGAAGTCTAACATGCGAAGAACATTTTGAAATTCATCGCGAATCATTTCTTTAATATTGTCTGGTTGTTCGAGATCATCTAAAAGAATTGTCACAGATTTACCAGTAACGTCGTGGACGATTGCTTCATTCACAATATCGTCAATTGCTGATTCCAGTTCTGGCTGCATCGACATTTCACGATAACGAGAGATAAGATCATTTTCGTTTTTGAAACTGGCTTCTAGATCAAGATATGTGCCAAAATAACCGCCAGAGGTGACAGTAATTGCACCATCGTCGTTTATAGGTGCAGCAACCTGAGGCTGAAGTTCAACCTCAGGTTTTTTGCGAAGAATTTCGAAGCCGAAAAGATTTATTGCCATATTTTTTTACCCATCATAATAAAAATTAATTGTTAACCGAATGGATCAACAATTTTTTCACCTTTTGCTCGAGCAATTGCGCCTTTGGCAACACGATTAGCAGCAGCATTTGCAAATGGATTTAGTCCAGATCTTCTAGATGCTACGCCAGCAGCAGTAACTCTATCTTTCAAAGTGTTGATTGTGCCGCCAATTCTAGAATTCACAGCACCCGTCACTCTAGATGTTGCTGCACTGGTAACACTAGATGCTGCTCTTCCAACAAACCCAGTAACTTGTGATGTTACTTGTGCTTTTACAGTACGCTTTACACGACGTACAAGACTCTTAAAGAAACTCATAGCGACCTCCTATTAGGTTGCGCTGCTTGCTGAAGTCCAGTACTGGTATGCAAATGTAACTTGGTACTCTTCAATCGTGTCGTTTGCGCCCCAATCCAATTCAATTGGTGAAATATCAATTGGGAACATTCCTCTAAATTGATATTCTTTAATAATTGCACCAACTTTTGAATATTGAGTCACAAGCGCGTCGAATTGATAACCGTCTGCTAGAACAGCAGCCAAGTTATCTTCGTGACTGTTAATATCTTGCATCAACAACTCAAGAGCATTGCGAATTGCAAAGTCTTCATCATTGAGGATCGTTACAGTCCAATCAGCAAATGTTCTGTTACCAGCATATTTCACATTACGTCCAAAGTATGGAACTTCAACGAGTCCAACTGTTGAACCTGGCAACTGCGCTGCTTTACACAAGAAGTTAAAGTTTGGTCCTAATCTGTTGATTTGAACCTCAAACAGATTAGGACGTGCGCCATCACCAGTAAATGTAGAAGTAAATTCTGAAATATTAAATGGCATTGTTTATTTCTCCTGAAACTTTATCTATTTATCTTCGTTAGATTAGGCTCTACCAACGATTTCCTCGAAGGCTACGCCAGTTCTTACAGCGACAAAGTTCAACTGGATAAAGTTAATGCTTCTAGCTGGTTTAACGTAGATATCTCCAATAAACTCATTACGGTCAATGACTTCTGGAGTATTGTTCGTTGTGTCGCAAACCACGCGATAATCAAAGATACCGCGACGACCCTTAACCGTTCTCAAGAATGGCTCAACAAGCGAGACAAACTGTGCTCTTGTAAATTCATCATTGAATTCGAAGAGGCTTGAACGTGCAGCGATCGCAATTGCTTTTTCTAGAACAATAAACAAGCGACGAACATTAATACGATCAAAAGCACTTGGCTTACCAAGCATTGTCTTATCGCCGAAGAGAATCGTTCCTTCTCCTGGGAAACTTACAACTGGGTTGATCGCATTCTTATAAAGAGTGTCGCGTTGTGTTGAAGTTGGATAGTAAGCAAGTTTTACGATATTCTTGACTTGACCACGAGCAGATCCTGCTGGTGAGAACCATGGGTCACGAACAGCGTCAGTTCTTGCGCAAATACCACCAATATCACCGTTCAATGGAATCCAACGATAAACATCGTTGTACTTGTCGTATTGATACTTCCAACCACTATCCATCACTGCGTATGAAGAGCTGACATTTGCAAGAGCATTCTTACGATAATTTACGATATCGTCTGTTGCTGTTGTTGATTGGCAGTTAGCGAGTGTTGGTGAAACGAATGCTACTGCGTCTTTTCTTGCTTCAGCGACAGTTTGAATTGCGTAGAGAACCGTTGCAGGTGAGTGATCGCCTGTTAGAATTAATGATACATCAATTTCTTCAGGATTCACAAACTTAGAATATCCTGTTTGAACGTTTCCAGCAACTGGATAACCATCAGTACCGTTCACAAGAGATATTGTGTGTAGACCAGTAACATTGACTAGATCGCTAAATGCTCTGTTGGTTGCACTCTTACCCCATGTTGCTGAAGTGTTTACAGTATCTGGGTGATCTGTCCAGTGGACGTATTTTGATTGACGATAGATTACGTCGCGATAGTAGTTTGAGTTACCAACGCTATCCTTGGCATCAGATGCTTTTGATAGGAATGGATAAACTTCAAGAACCGTATTTTGAGTTCCTGTAAACAATCCATCTTCGTCAACAACGATAACGTGAAGTTCGTCGTTTGAACCACCGACACTTGAAGCGTAAGTAGATGTTCCTGGAGCACTTGAGAAATATGGAGCATATGCCCAAGCAGAGAATAGTGATGTATTTGTATTTGCCCAAACAGAAATCTTTAGAGAGTTTCCCCTTGCGCCAGCATAACGTGCAGCCCATGCACCAACTGTTGCACTGTTTGAGTTGTAGTAGGTGTTGAAGTATGTTTCATCGTTCTTGATGAGAACATTTGAACTTGAGTTCGAAACTGCAGTATTAGTGTTTATTCCATTAACTGCACGAACTACGCGAAGGTCACTGCCATATGACAAGAAATTTGCAGCTGTATAGAATGAAACTGCTGTATTATTGTCTGGTTTGCCGAAAAACTCAACCAGTTTGTTTTCGTCGGAAACTGCAATTGCAATTTCGGCTGGACCCCAATTAAAATTACCGCAAAACGCACCAGTCGTTGTTGCAACCGCTGGAACGACTGTTGTTAAATCAACTTCAGATGTAACAACACCAGGAGATACTTGAAAAGCCATGTTTTATGCTCCTATGAATGGAGAATTAAGAAATCTACTGAATATTTAGTAAAAGGAGGATTTTAACGATTTACGACATCCCAAACTGATCCATCTGAGACAAATCTGTTATCACCCTCGTCGACATCAACATGTCCAGCCAAAAATGTGGGCAGAGACTCCTCTTCGATCTGTTTCATTTGTTCTTCATGAAGTCGAAGTCGTATGTCAGTATTCGTCATGTCAGCAAAAAATTGTTGATTCGTCATCCATGAAAAGAGAACAAGAGTCATCACTAAATCGTCATGACTTCCTTCTTCCGATTCAAAACTCGTTCCTTTCGAAATAAAAGTTGAGAGCTCTGAGATTGTTTCGAAATCTTGAACAATGAGTTTCTCACCCTCAATCAAGTTTTTCATCAATGAGCAACCCAAACGTTTGACAGATTTCGTCGTTCGAATTCCACGATATGATTTATTTCCATAGCCCCATGTAACTGCAGTTTTCCCCTTTATATCAACGGTCGAAAGAATATTTTCATATTCATAATCTTCGAATAAAGAATCAACTACCTGCTGCCCATTGTCATTAATTTCAACAAGAACATAAGCCTGATTATAGTAATCGCCCATGCGTTTAATGATTGATGGATACACAAGAGGGCTTATATTATTATCTTTATATGTACAAACCTGACGATAAGGAATACTTGTAACATCTATAACACTAAATGCGGAATAGTCCAATCCTTTTCCGCGAGAGGTGTCTGCAACTATCATATAATTATGCTGAGGGATCGGTGCTTGATAAATCTTAATTCCATTTTCAGTTAGATGTAATGGTTTCACGAACGCAAGAGATTTAAGTGCAGCGGCTGAAAGTAGAGTTCCTGATGAACCCATAAATTCGCATTCCATTTCCTGAAGAAACTTTTGTTCACCAAGAACGCGACGTTGTTCATCTGCCCATTGTTGAGTTCTCCCTGGAACTTGACGCCAGTTCGCTTCACAGTGTGTAAATCCATTTTGACCTTCAACGGCTTCGGTCCACATTTTATAAAAGTGATTCATGCCATTTGGCGTTGAAGAAATTAAAATCTTCGAAGTCGTACCAGAAGAAATCGTTGGATAAACAGATGTAAAAAATTCTTCGGCAATATTACTTGGAACGAATGCAAATTCGTCAAGGTATAGAAGCGAAATAGAAAAACCACGAATTGCGCTAGAGGCAGTTGAATTAGCAATCACACGACATCCATTTTCAAGTTCAATGTCACCTTTGTTCCAAACCTTCACACCTTGCTGAATCCACATTGGCAATGCTTCATATGCGAGTTTAATGCGAGCAAGAATTTCTCTTGACGTACTGGCTTTGTTCGCAAGAATCGCAACAGTTTTATCTTGATTGAATAGAATGTACCAAAGGATATAACCTACAATGATCGTCGTCTTACCAACCTGACGACCTGCCTTTACAATCACGCGACGATTTTCGTTAATATCAGTAACAACTTGTTTTTGAAACGGATAAAGTTCAATCTGAACGAAACCTTTATCAAGTGTAATGATCTTAACATAGTTTTCGATAAAGTATGTTGGATCTTGAGCGCATTTGACGAACTCACGGATTTGATCCTCCGTAAGATTCATCGCCATGTTAACTCGCTTCAGCTTGGGATTGCCAAGATAATGCTTCAGTTTAGCCGCTATTTGATTCATTCTTTAATTGTCGCAATAACTCAGCGGTGCTGCCAACGAACACTGCTTTGTCTACATTGATATTAGTTGATGCTGCTGATTCTTTTGGTTGAAGTTCTTGTTGCTGCTTTTGTAGAATCATCAATTTCTCTGTAACGTCAGAGAGATTTTTGATCATGTTTGCTGCTACTTCATACGCTCTTGGGTGCTGCGATTCTTTCGCCACTTCAAGAATGCCGTCCAAAGCCTCATTACCCTTTTCGATAAG